GTTGGACTCACCCACTTCTTGATAAGAAAGAAGTAGTAAAAGAGGAGAACATAAGTAGATTAGAATGAAAATTGGAAGAAAAATACTTTACTTTACTTTTGGAGTTGTTTTAGGAGTATACTTACTGGCTGCGGTCAGTACACTGACTGGATGTGCGAATAGACCTGCTACAACCCCAACAAAACAAGCAAATATGGTAAAAGTCTGTGATACTTTTGGAGCTGTTAGGCATTGTGAGATGCTGACAGAGGAAGAAGCACAGATGCTCATAAATAGAAGAATGATACAAATGATAAACAGATCAGGACGGTGGTAATGAAAGCTATACAAGAACTCGAAAGTGAGCTAGCAATAGCGAATAAGATTATCGCCACTCTTGAAGAAGAGCTGATTCTGTACAAGCAGAAGTATCGTGATGAAGTTGATAACAATGAGTATAAAATGAAGTATCGTGAGTTACTTGACTCTCATTGGGATCAAAAAATGAAACAAAAAAGCATGACCGAACTGAACTATGACGGGAATGAATATCGAGGCCGATACGGAGAGGACGAGGAAAATGGCGTATAATACAATAAGAAAAAACATGAAGCAGTATCTGGAGGGGCAAATTGCAAAACACACAATTAATGCACAGGTTTTTATGAAAAACCCAGTAGGTGTAGCAGAGCATCCAGATACTATGGCTACCATTGAAGAAGAACTTGGTAAGATTGCAGAGTTTCAAGACAAGCTCAATGCTCTCAATGCCATCGGGTATAGCTACCCCGAACCAGAAGGGGAAAGCTACACAGAGAGATGGCAGAAGTCCGAATGGTAGATAGCAGAGCCAAAGGTGCACGTGGGGAATATTTAGTACGAGACCTACTGAGAAGTCATACAGGTCTTCAGTTCGAGCGTGTGCCAATGTCTGGAGCTTTAGAGTATTTGAAGGGGGACTTATATGTACCCAACGAAAAAAACTTTTTCTGTATAGAAGTGAAGAACTACGCAGAAAGCCCTCTTTCGGATAAGATACTCTCACAGATAAAAACAAACAACTTGTTGCGATGGTGGAGAAAACTGGTTACACAGGCAATAGCAGGGAAACAACGTCCCTTACTGTTTTTTAAATACAACAGATCAAAAATATATGTCGGTACAGAACTAGAACCACAGTATACAAGTCACATTTATATTAGCGATATAAACTGTTATGTTTGCATAGCAGAACAGTGGCTACAACTAGAAAAGGTAGAGTTTATAAATGGCACTTAGTTTTAATTCACAAAGAAAAAGCGGAACAATGATAGTTGATGCACTTAACTTAGCGTTCCGATGGAAACACCAAGGGAGAACAGACTTCCGATATGAGTATGAAAAGACAGTAAAAAGTCTAGCAGACTCATACAAGTGCGAACATATAATAATCACAGCAGATGGCGGATCTTCTAGCTATCGGAGGGACATACTTCCTGACTACAAGCAAAATAGAAAGGATAAGTATGCGACTCAAACGGAAGAAGAAAAAATTGCGTTTGAAGAGTTTTTCGAGGAATACCAAGCAACCCTGGAGCTGCTGGAAGAGAGTATGCCTCTGCTTCGTTTTGACGGAGTAGAAGCAGACGATGTTGCAGCACATCTAGTAAAGTACAAAGATAAGTACAATCTTGGAAATGTCTGGTTAATATCAAGCGACAGAGACTGGGACTTACTCATACAAGAAACTGTGAGTAGGTTTTCCTATGTCAATAGAAAAGAAGTAAAACTAGAAAACTGGCACGACCACTATGAAGTGACACCTGAACAATACATCTCGCTAAAATGCCTAACAGGAGACAAAGGAGATAATGTTCCAGGAATCACAGGTATTGGGCCGAAGAGGGCAGCTAGTCTTATAACAGAGTATGGCGATGCTTTGACTATCTACGATTCTTTACCATTACCCAGTAAGTATAAGCATATTCAAGAACTCAATGCAAGCGGAGAAAGAATACTCCAAAACTATGAGTTAATGGATCTTATGTCCTACTGTGATGATGCTATAGGAGCAAGCAATATAGCGGGAATAGAGGAGAAAATTGCGTGTTAATTGATTACAAAAGAGATAACTATCTGTCGGAGTTTAGTCACAAAACTCTGCAAGATAGGTATTTGGTAGACGGAGAGAAGTCTCCACAGGATGCGTTTGCACGGGCAGCAAGAGCATTTTCAGATAATGATGCCCATGCACAAAGGTTGTATGATTATGCTAGTAAACTTTGGTTTATGTTTTCTACTCCTATACTTTCTAATGGTGGGACAGCCCGTGGGTTGCCTATTAGCTGCTTTCTTAATTATATTGAGGACAGCCGAACGGGGCTCACGGGACACTATACTGAAAACGCTTTTCTATCTAGTGTGGGCGGTGGCGTTGGTGGGTCTTGGTCAGATGTTCGCTCTGTAGGAGAAAAAACTTCAAACGGCTCTGAAAGTACAGGAGTCATTCCATTCATGAAAGTTGTGGACGCTGAAATGTTGGCGTTTTCACAAGGAGTAACAAGGAGGGGCAGCTATGCTGCATATTTGGACATATCTCACCCAGAGGTTGAGGAGTTTCTGGATGTTCGCAAACCCACAGGCGGTGATATTAATAGAAAGTCTGTTAATCTGCATCATGGTGTGGTCATTAGTGATAGGTTCATGGAGCTAATCGAAGGAGCCACCAGAGAAGAAGGTTTTGATGACTCTTGGGACTTAATAGACCCACACACAAAGAAAGTAACTAAAACTGTCTCTGCAAAAACTTTATGGGTAAAGTTAATACAAAATCGTGTTGAAACTGGAGAGCCTTACATAATGTTCTCGGATACAGTAAACGCAGCACTACCAGAGTTTCAGAAAGATATGGGACTGAAAGTACACCACTCGAACTTATGCTCCGAGATCACACTTCCTACAAATAGCTCAAGAACAGCAGTATGTTGTCTATCAAGTGTGAACTTGGAAGAATATGATGAGTGGAAAAACAACAAAGATTTCATACCTGATTTGATACGTATGCTAGATAATGTGATTACTTACTTTGTCAGTCATGCGCCTGCACAGCTTGAAAAAGCAAAAACAAGTGCAGAACAGGAAAGAAGTTTAGGATTAGGTGCAATGGGCTTTCATGCCTATTTACAAAGAAAGAATGTTCCCTTCGAAAGCCCAATGGCTATTGGAGCGAATAAAATGATGTTTGAACACATCAAAAAGGAGGCAAAAAATGCAAGTAATCAGCTTTCTGTGGAGCGCGGTCCTTGTCATGATGGATATCATGCTGGTATTCGTAATGCTCATCTTCTGGCTGTGGCTCCTAACGCTAGCAGTAGCATTATTTGCGGCAACACTTCTCCCAGTATTGAGCCTTATAGGGCTAACGCGTTTACGCAAAAAACTAAGTCTGGATCTTCCTTACTGAAAAATGAGTATTTGGAACACGCTCTTCAAGAGTTAGACCAAGACACTGATGAAGTTTGGAAAAGTATCATAACAAATAGCGGCTCAGTACAACATCTAGATTTCCTAGATGACTGGACAAAAGATGTCTTTAAGACCGCTGTAGAGATAGACCAGCGATATATCATTGAGATGGCAGCAGATAGACAGAAAGAAATTTGTCAAAGCCAGTCGTTAAATGTATTCTTTCCAGCCAATGTTTCAAAACAAGAGCTACACGCTATACATATGATGGCGTGGAAAAAGAAAGTCAAGACTCTGTACTATTTAAGAAGCGAGGCTATAAAAAGAGCCGAGACAGTCTCAGATGAAGCTCTGAGACAGTATATATTCGATAGTATGGATGAAGAAGGATGCCTTGCTTGTGAAGGATAAGGTTTGGACAGTCTGGAAGTATACAATAGGTAGTTTTAGCGATGAAAAAACAGCAGAGTATGACGATGTAGTAGCAATGTTAAGGACTGGCATTGTGTTGGTCAACTTCATGACCTGTTTTTTCATCATGGCGAACGTAGTTCATAATTGGTAGAAGAAATGAGTTTATTAGAAGAAAGAGAGTATTACAAGCCCTTTAATTACCCTTGGGCTTTTGAGCATTACAAAACGCAACAGCATATGCACTGGCTTCCTGATGAAGTGAACCTTGCAGATGACTTGCGTGATTACAGAGAGAAACTAACACCTGAGAACAAGAGATTGATAACTCAGATTTTTAGATTCTTCACACAGGCTGATGTTGATGTTTGCTGTGGGTATGCCAAGCATTACTTACCAACATTCAAACAGCCAGAAGTGAGAATGATGTTATCTGCTTTTGCAGCAATGGAAGCAGTACATCAAGAAGCATACTCATTGCTTTTGGAAACGCTAGGATTCGGGGACGAAGAATATCAAAAGTTCTTCGAGCATAAGGAGATGTTAGCGAAACACGAGCATTTGAGTGATTTTGGGATGGATACGCCAATGGATATTGCAAAGACAATGGCTATCTATTCTGGGTTTACCGAAGGAGTACAGTTGTTTAGTAGTTTTGCTATTCTACTGAACTTTCCTCGGCATAACCTTATGAAAGGAATGGGACAGATTGTTACGTGGTCTATTCGAGACGAAACTCTCCATGTAGAAGGTATGTCACAGTTGTTCCGAACTTACATAAAAGAAAACCCTGACCTATGGAATGACAAGCTAAAGTACGAAATATACTGTGCAGCAGAACGTACGGTAGAGCTTGAAGATGCCTTTATAGACTTATGTTTTGAAAACGCAGAAGTACCTGACCTAACAGCTCAGGAAATAAAAGATTACATAAGGTATATTGCAGATCGAAGACTTCTGGGGTTAGGAATGAAAAAGATTTTTGGGAGTGAGCATAACCCTTTACCATGGTTAGACTATATGTTAAACGGGGTTGAGCACACTAATTTCTTTGAGAATCGTGCAACTGAGTACTCTCGGGCGAGCACGACAGGAAACTGGCAGGATATTTTCAAATGAGTGAAGATGGAAACCTAAAGTTTTATCTGACTGTAGAGGAAGCCAATGTTATTTTAGCGGGGTTGGGAGAACTTCCAGCTAAATTAAGCATGGGACTTATATCAAAGATAAAAACACAGGCAGAGAAACAACAGGAAGAAGGGGCTGAATAGCCCCTTTTTTATAATGTTGGTTTAGTTTTTGGAAAATCTGCTGTGCTAGGCCAGTCTCTTAACTTAACTCGATAGGCGAGATACTTATCACGGTCAGGCCAGTCGGGAATCTGTGCTATGTTATCAGTATTCATCAGTTCGACATTTCTCCACTCTCTAGCCACATCTTCCGCAGGTAATTCAACCGCACTGTGAGTATAGCGAATTTCTAAGCTTCCCTCCCTTTTTAACATTTCATCGCCCTCAACAGGGTCTTTATCAGGATTTGTTAAATTTACTAATCTCATACTATACTCCTATTATCTTGTAAACAATTGTAAAACTAGTCACGGTTCCTGAATTATTTTTTACTTCAAACTTACTATTAAATTGAAGATCTCCATTAGTTAAAAAAGATCCGTAGTAGCCAGCACCGTTTACACCACCTCTAAAATCACCAACTAGAGATATAGGTCGTTGAAGCTTGGTTTGAATGTCCCCTGTACTGTAAAGTAGCACGTCATCAATATAAACAGATAGATTAGTACTACCGGCACTATTACTATTATGACTAACGATGAAGTATTTAACTATTCCTGCACCTGTCACAGTAAGTAAAGCACTTGTTCCGCTTGCATTAACATTAGTTGCTGATACAGAATTTTGCTGCAAAAAGGAACCAAACCCCGTCACTATGTCGTTAGGTTGTGCCACCCAGCCTGACGAGCTCAAAGACTTGGTTTCATTTGCAAAATTATCTGTAGAAGTCTGAGGGACGATTAAGTCTTCTCCTACTAGAATCTCACTTGAGCTCACTCCTGTGCCTAAAAAAGCACTAGGAGTAGTACTCGGGAGTCCGACAACAACAGCACCAGCACTATCCACATAGTATTTACTTCCTGCGGTTTTTCCAGAAAGACCGGTTTGTGTAGCCCCCTTTAAATTCACAACCATTGAATTTCCACTACTCGCGCCTGTTTTTGCCATTCCCGACAATGATCCTGTATCTAAATTAGAAACTGCAAAGTCTTCATTGCTAGCATATGACCATCGACCTCCATTGCTCCATGGTGTCCAAAGAATATCCGAAGTTCCTACGATACCAAACTTATCTTGATAGTAACTCATTGAACTCTTTGTATTAGTAATATTAAACATAGCACTAGTATTTACATAAGTTCCTATACTTTTAGTTGTACTAGTTCCTGATATTTTTCCCGCCGCCATAGAAAAGAAAGTTCCCTTAACCTCGTTTGTGCCATTATGCTGGGCAACGCGGGTGTTAACAAACATACCAGGAACACTACTTAATGCAAATAGACCACATTGGTCTGGAGCACTTCCTCCAAAGAAGCCTGCTTTTGCTTCTCCAAAAGTAATAGCAGAGCCACTATTGTGCATACCAACAAATCCGCCATAACCGTTACAAATGGCTATATTTCCATTCGTGTCCATTTTCATTGAAACAGGAGCAAGATTATACCAAGTACCAGTCGTATCAGTATCTACACCATCTGAGACTCCAAAAGTTGCGGCATGGCTTATTGAAAGTGCCCCGCTGCCATCAATATCTAATGCGGTCATCCTATAAGTCTCTGTAGTGGAGTTCATACCAGTTAAAACAATAATTTGATCGTTTGTAGCGTCGTATACGCTTTTCACTCCATAAGTTGTTCCACCATGAACATTCGTTCCAACTATTGCTCCACTTAATACATCACCAGAATTTGAATCTGCACTAAAATCTACTTTCGCTGTACGAAAAGTATTCGTAGCACCGTGACGAGTAGTTGAATAGATTCTACCTGATGCATCTTTTACAAAAGACTGAAAATGTTGTGTTTCGCTAGTATCATAATCTTGGCTATAGTATACTGATCCTGTTAAACCGTTTGTAGTTTTCCATTTTCTAAATACACCGTCGTCTGTTGAACCTGATCCATCGGCAGTATAAACAAGCCAGCATGTATTTACATGATCGTAAATCATGTCGTAAATGATATTGTTTTGTCCTAAGTTTTGCATTCCAACGGGAGCGGTATTATTCGAATGGGTGCCATTTGCATTTAAGGGCTGCCCACAAATATAGCTATTACCCGTCGAATATTGACTCATATATGAAAAAACTGCGGATCTTTGCTGAGCAGTATCAACACCCCACCTAACATTATAATGATAGTATGTAGAACTACTATAATTATCATGATATGTGGTACTAGGTTGGTTTTTTGCAACTCCTGCAGCTTTTCCTGCTACCTTCGATGCTAGACCCCCCGAAGCTATAACGGGGTCACCTGCTGCTATTGTTGCTCCAGAAGCATTCACAGTCATCTCAGTAACACCGCTTGTTCCGCCTCCACCTCCTAAAACTGCCATAATATTCTCCTAAATTTCGAACCAACCAATATCGCTACTAACATATACAAGTTGAACGCTATTGCCTTGAGGTAAAGAACCATCTTCTGCTGCTGAATTGATTTTTTGACTACTAGTACGTGCTAGAGTTACTGTGGCTGATCCAGCATTACAAATAATTATTGAGTCTCCTGCTGAACCCGAAGGTAAAGT